AAATAGTGGAATATTAAATGCTTAGAATACCACACTTTTTCCATTAGGGATAATCGAATTTGGGCATTTGCAGGACCATCAGAATACCAATGATTAATATAATCGATGATTAACTTGCTCACTGGTTTCAAATGTCGTTTATCAAATTTACTAAAATCACCTGCTAACAAAGATGCACGAGCAGGATCATGAAGAAAATGCTCATATATGCTTTGCCATTCAATAGAATGCGGATTAATACCAACTGACACAGGGGTATCTAAACAGCGACTTTGCATATAACCAAAGAACGCACCAAAATACATACGAAAAACGATAAGATAATCAAAAGGACAAGTGGAGAAAATCCGAGTTTTACCAGCCAATACTTTTGCTATTGGACGCGTCTCGTCTTTGAGCACATCCATCCATATTACTTCATACGGTTGACTCTTAACAACTTTATCAAGTAAAATGTCAACAACCTCACTTCCACGAGGGGTGAATACATGTTTGTTAATAATAGTCTTGACAAAGATATTTTTTCCTTTTCCCCCTTCAAGAGAAAAAGGATAACCACTAGAAGTAGTAGCGTCAATAGGAGGCACCCATAAATCGTAGCACCCAGATAGAGCTTCATCCTTAGTTAAAATACGCTTAAATTTAGCACACTCAATAGGATTATAATGAAAATCAAAATAACCTTCAACTAAATCTGAATAAACACTCATATCTTCCACTGGTAACTCAACTTGCGAATAAGAATTCAAAGCTATGGATAAAGGATCAACAATCTGACCTTCATGCATAAATGATCTCATCTTCGCAGGAACACAAGTGGGAGGTCCATGAAAACCATAAAATTCGGTCGGTTTAATCTTGGAATAACCAGGAATTGTAGAGGGTTTATCACAAATGGAGTCAACAATTAAGGGAAAATTATCTACCGCACTATGAGTAACAAAGGCAGGAACCAATCGCATATCCTCTATAAGTTCTTTAGGCAACATATTAGCTGCAGCTATGGGTCCATTGCGAGTAGCACCCTGAGAAAAGATACCCATATGCATACCAACAACTCGAACCTGTCCATCAGCCATTGTGACACAGAGCATAGCTCCGGAATCGCCGGCCGTACTCAAAATCACGTCTTCAAGAGATGTGTAGGTAAATCCATCAACAATCAAAAGACGTTCACCGCACGAGTGATTATAATTGTGAGTAATACGACCTTCACGAAGCTGCACTAGACGAAACCAAGGTTGCCCCATGTTATTAACTCCAACTAAACGCATATCAGCTATAGAGCTAGGAGAAACGGCTTGCAATTCTTCTAAAGTACACAACTTGTCATAGAGTTGCGATGGTGCACCTCTACCAGGTGGTAATTTAAGAAAGGCAAGATCCAAATTATCCAACAAAACAAGATTCTCTTCACTAAATGTAAAATCAGGAAATGAGCTAGTAAGATTTTCATTACTGGCATGAGTCCGTACTAAATTAAATGGACCCTCATCCGCACTTAAAACATCTATAGCAAAATGGGCACAAATAGCATACATACCATTACATATATGCAAAGCCAAACACTGCGTACTAAAAAGTTTATCACCAATAGTCTTCGAAACAGTCAGTTTAACGACAGATTTAACCAAATTACCATATTGTGTGGCTGTTTGTATCTTAGAGTGCATAAATATTGGTCCATTGGGCACGTTATTCATACCTTTAACGTTAATCCAGTATTTAGCTGAATTATCCTTCTTAGAAATATATCGTTCAGCTCTGTAAGCTTGCTTATTATACTTCCTGTATGATTTGCCCAGATTATCCAAATCAGCACTGTGTGAAGTGAATGATTCGGAAACTTGGAATAAGGAATAAGCCGTTTTCCCAAGCGAACAAACGAGATAAATCAAAATAAGACCTTTAATAGCTTCATGTGTCATACTACCAAAAAGATCAGCCCTTTCTCTACTAACAACTTGGGCCCACAAAGTAATATATGTATTACGTATATTATCATTGGCCCATGTCATTTGAGGTATAGCAGAACCAGTAACAGTATTCCAACATTGAGTTGCTGATGATTTCAGATTATCCCAAGTTGGAAAAGAATGACTGGAAAACACAACATCATCAACTAATTGGTCAAATTGATTCAATAATTGATCTCTAGCCAAGTCAATACGATCTTGTGGGTCAGGAATATCAGGAAGAAGATTATTTTCATGGTTAAGATCAATCAACTCCGCATCAGCAGATTCAAACTTTTCAAAATGGCGTATATTATACTGCCTTATTTTGATCATAAGATTAGCTAATTGTCCAGGATTCAAATCAAGATTGTTATACTGAGGAAACTGGACACAGTTACGTACTGTAAAGACCAAATCTCCCCCAGTGTATTTAATATTCTTACTCTCAACATGAATACTAAGTCGTCTAAGTAAAGCACCATCAGCAGTCAAACCTGCTTGCAAAGCTGTATTATTTGATAATGCATTAGACGTCATGAAAATATAATGAGAATTGAAGAATGTTTTACCTTTATCTTGAAAAGCCATATTCATGGCGTAAGGGGCGGAGTTAACCATTGCTACAACCATCAGTGCCTCCTCATACCTTTTCTCAACATCTGTAGAAGAAAAGAATTCATCTATAGTAACAAAGGGTTGATTACGGTAACCTTCCATATAAGGGGAACCGGCGGTACGTGTCCAATTATCAATTTTACCTTTGTACTCTGCTTTTGCTAGAGATCTTTGAATCATGCCCATGGCAGTAGTCTTACCAGTACCAGCTTCTCCACTAAACAGTATGCAAACTGGTTCAACGCGACGCGTATCACCGCCTAAAATACACCGTGCAGAGGTGGAAAGTTCTTCGAGTACAGATAACTTACGTGACAACAAAGAACCCAAATAAGTAGGTAAGTGCAACATTTGAGGAGATACTCTGAGAGGAGTATATCTCTCATATAATGAAAGAACTGCTGTATATTGCTCATTTGTTGCAGGAGGAATTTGCTCTAATTTAGAAATATCCTGTATTGCATTAAGAACTTCTAAAGAAAATTTTTGAAATTCTTGATCAAAGGGATCAAATGCGAATAAAACTCTACACATAACGCTAATTACGTTCATCATAAGAGAAAATTTATCAGAAACATCTCTTTTGATGTTATTAAGGTACGTAAATTCCTGATTGGCCAAACGTATGTCAGCCTCAGGTATTTTCATACCAAAATGTGACTGGATAAAAGCTGCTATCTGTCCGCAGGCGTCAGAAAATGCCTTCGCTTGAGCTGCTGTCAAAGTTTGAGGAACAAATGAATTATCACTAGAATCCTCATCAGATTCTCTAGTGAAAATACCAGGATGCTGAATAAGTCGAGACAAAGTTTCCACAAATTGAGGTCCTCTAGTTATAACCAAATAACCAGCGTGACGAAGCATACCTACCTTAGTACCATACTGCCATTCATAAATAATATTTAATAAAGAGCACACCTCTACGCACAACAAAATGTTTTCTGGATTTTGTGTGCGACTAAGTGATAAGACACGACTAGGAGTCCAAGAGTCTAAAGTTTCTTGGACAACGCGGGTTATAAGTGTAGTTTTCTGATCCATACTCCAGATAAATCGTATCAGAGATGCAACAACAGCCATCAAACAAAATGTATATATGGCAACACCACCTAATATATTTGTAGTTGTCAAACTAACAAATGAGTGATACTCAAAGTTATCAAGATACTTAAGATCTCGCTCTTTATGGCGCAAATTACTAATACTTTTCTTGTTAGCACCAGAAGCATGAGAACTTTTCAAAACCATGTCTTG